GACGACATACCAGCCGCCGAATAGACTGTCATTTTCCAGTCCTATATATAGACTATCACCTGCCACGTAGGCAGTGTCTACGCTAATACCATCAGTGCCATTGCTTCCAGACGGACCTTGAGGACCTTCTGGACCTTGAACCTGACCAACATTATTCCATATTGAACCGTCCCAGATCCAGCCGTCACCAGTCGATTGATCGATGAAGAGATCCCCAATAGCTCCCTGATAGGCAGGATCGAGATCTGTACTATCCGTAACACTTCCGACAATAACTACTCCAGCTCCAGTTTCACCCTGAGGACCTTGCGGTCCCGTCTCGCCCTGAATACCCTGCGGTCCTTGTGGACCTTCCGGGCCCGTCTCACCTTGGATACCTTGAATGCCCTGAGGGCCTTCTGGGCCAACGACATACCAGCCGCCGAATAGACTGTCATTTTCCAGTCCTATATATAGACTATCACCTGCCACGTAGGCAGTGTCTACGCTAACACCGTCAGTGCCATTACTTCCAGCCGGACCTTGAGGACCTTCCGGTCCAGTCTCTCCCTGTATACCTTGGGGCCCTTGCGGGCCAGTATCACCTTGAATACCTTGTGGCCCTTGCGGACCTTCGGGGCCTGTCTCACCCTGAATACCTTGAATGCCCTGGGGACCTTCCGGGCCCTCGGGACCGACGACATACCAGCCGCCGAATAGACTATCATTTCCCAGTCCTATATATAGACTATCACCTGCCACGTAGGCGGTGTCTACGCTAATACCGTCAGAGCCATTGCTTCCAGCCGGACCTTGAGGACCTTCCGGACCTTGAATTTGCCCCACGTTATTCCAAACTGAGCCGTCCCAGATCCAGCCGTCCCCAGTCGATTGATCGATGAAGAGATCTCCTATATCTCCAGCGTAAGCAGGATCTAGTTGCGAGCTATCTGCAACACTGCCAACAATAACTACTCCAGCTCCAGGCTCGCCCTGTGGGCCTTGCGGCCCTTCCGGACCAACTACCAACCAGCCACCGAAGAGTGTGTCATTGTCCAGTCTTATATATAGGCTATCATTGGCTACGTATGCAGAATCTACACTGACTCCTGATGTGCCAGAGGCGCCAACAGATAATATTAATGCGTCTCCGTCAGCATCGATGTACCAATTATCACCATTGGGATCCTCGACGAATTGCATTCGATTGAGGGCATTGCCGGTGGAGGTAGGTACGTATGGTATTGCGACCCGATTGATGTCGGGTGTATAGTATTTTTTTAGATCGTAGAGATTTGCGCGCTGGGGAGTGCCGCCCTTCTGTGAGTAGACTTCAAAGTTGGATGAGTCCGGGGCGTTTTGTTTCTGAAATTGGTCAGGACGTACCTGGCCCATCAGGAACAATGGGAGGGTAAGAATAAGTATTAATAATACTCTTTTCATGGGATTGTAATGCGATTGAAAGTGTGTTTAAAAAGCATCGGACCGGTGGCCCGATGCTCCATTCTCCAATAAACCAAACCTAAATTCGAGAGTGATTCCTGGATACTGTGTATAGGGGATGGCGAGGTAGTTGATGCGATTTCATGCTGTACATATAGCTCGGCGTATGATTGCACCTGTACTTGTCCACACGATCGTCAGCTGATGGATATTGAATCCTGACAGTGCCATATACATTCTGGGTTGTCATATCCGCTGACTTGGTCACCTGTGCCTCCCGGACTTCGTCCAGATAGGTCAATGCCGGATCTGGATGTAATCTTTCCAACATAGGTGTGACGACATCATAGGTGGCCATTTCAATGTCCGCTGAACCGTCAGCTGAGGTCACCTCTACCTGGTCATTGTCTTGCTGTGTCCCTGCACATCCGACTGTAGTCAGAATGGTCAAGAACAAAAAGAGAAAGAAATTCTTCATGTCTATTGTGTTTATGAAGTTTACCCCAGGGTTATCCTGGTTACTTTTATTATGCCTCCGCATCGAGGTTGGCGGCGAAGCCAATGTTGACCTCGATGACTCGGGCCACTCCTCGCGGTTGAATTCTCAATGTGACAATGAGCTTATCAGTACCGAGCACATCCTGCTCGGGATCGATAAAGACAGTGTAATTACTTAGCTCTCCGGCATTGCGCATGCGGTCGAGCGGGCGTCGTATTTTATTTTCGAAGTACTTGATGGTCGGGGCACTTAGTGTGCCATCAGCCTCCACTGTAAGTGGGCTATTTAGGTCAGGAAGGAGGTCTCCTCTGACCAGGCGCTTCGCTTTATGTAGCGTCCTATTATTCTGAATCGCGTATAGGTCTGCCGTGACATCCATCGCTGTGCGGGCGTTGTCTGCATAGGTACCTGAGATACCTATCCTCTTCGTGAGGAAGATGTAACCTTTGTCATACAACTGGGTAAGTACGCTATCGGATAGCGCGCCGAAGTCCTGCCCGTCGGCGAATGATATCTTCTGTAGCTCGGCCCCTTGCTGCATGTTGAACTTCGCGACGTAGCCAATGTGCTCATGCACCTGGCCGCTGCTCAATATTCCTAGCACTGTACCTCCCGCGGGTACGTAGTCAATGGAAAGTGAATCAGCTACGGCCTTGCCCTTTCCAGAGTTATCACCTGAAATCAATACAGATACATGCTCGCTATTGAGCGCCGTTAAGTCCTCATTACTTGATCCGTCGATCGTAACACCTGCAGCTAGATTCGTTATGAATACAGCTGGAGCAAACTTGGTCTCCAGCGCCTCAGCGAAGGTCTCCACCGTGCCGACGAATGTTGCGATATCTGTAGTGGCCGGATCCGCATCATTGTACCAGAACACCTGGCGGACGCGACCCTCCGTAGCTGAGAAGAACTGATCTGACGTCATCGAATCGAGTGCTATGTATAGCTCAGATGCCCCGGCCATACGGAAGTACTCATTCATGAAGTACCACAACATGCCATAGGTAGCGTCGCCCTCCTCTATGCCATCTGCCTCGGCCTCCTGTGGCGACTTGTAGAGCTTATGCGATGCGCCATCCCATGCTGCCGGAGCTGCGATGGTAGGCATGATAATCGCTGATACATAATCTTCCTCAGCTGGCAATCTACCCAGACCTCCGGGCGTGGTGTTGAAAAATACGTTACTTCTCATCTTTCTTTGTCTTTGAATTAGATGTTGATGTGTCTGTCGCCTTCACTTCCCCTGTCTGGCGGACCGGCATATGCTTAGGCCGCTTAATCACTTCTAGTTTGTTTCCCGTCATCCGGGCTACCCTTGCTGCCTTCTTTTCGTAGGCAGACAAAAAAAGCCGATCACCCACCTTGATGACGGATGATGCGGCTGTGTTGGATTTGAAAAAATCAGTTGGCTTCATGGTTGTTCTTTATTGGTATGGCGAATCCGCCAATTCCTATCTTGGCTCTGCCCGCAAATCGTACATACTTGATCACCTGGTATCTGACTTCCTGGTCTCCGATGAGGAAAGACTCCTCCGTGTAAAGTGTCTCTCCAGTAATCATGACCTTGCGATCGTTCTTCTCACTCTCTCTGGCTATATTATTCGGCCAGAGATCTTCGTCTGTCTTACCGATGATATCGACGATCATCATTTGATTCGGTCTGAGGAACTTCTCCTCGTACATCTTATTCACTGCGAGGTAATCACCTTCTCGATCCTTGAGCCACATGGGGACTGGTAGGTCCATCTGTGTACTCTCCAGGATGAGAATCTTATTCTTCAGCGTATTGACATCGCGCGACAGTTGCCTGACCGTCTGCTCCAGATCTTCCTCACGCTGTCTTAATCTTCGGTTGTCATCATCCCAGACCTTCAGGATTTTATCGAAATCAGAACCTTCCTGGAGGTGCGTAGACTGCCTCTTCTTTAAGAGATAGTCGAAATAGTATTTCATGCCTCCGGCTGTGCCGAGCAGTGTGACTATCCCTGTTATTATTTCGCTCCATATGCTCATTCATGCTGAGATTACGATCCAGCTGCTTCGATTATCGCTACTACACCCGTGCCATCGGTATAGGCTTGTCGGCCACCAGCTCTTGCCATCGCTGACAATGTTGATCCGTAGTATTCCGGCTTATCATAATCGGCGTATACTTTCACTCCACCTTTGGCTCTTCGCACAAAGTCAGGGTGCCATACCAATGCTCCCGCATTTGCAGTGGTCAGTGCATTCGATCCCGGCTCTCTCTTGACAGGTGTGGCTGCATTCGAGTAGGTGAGGATGTTCTTCTTGCCACGTAGGAATATGTTGAATCCAAAGATGGCTTGGAGAGATCCTGACTGGACACGTGCCTGTCCAGATATATCCATGCTCAAGAGATCCTTCCAATTCGTCTCAATCAGCTTATTATACATATGAGCAGGTAGGAGGATGTTGCGACCATTCTGATCGACATCCATGTCATCCAAGAGTTGCTTGGCTTTGAAGATATCCTCAATTGCCAATGCCTTTCTATTGCCCGTGGCGCCTTCAACATTAGAAACTACATCAGAACCAGAAGTCCTAATCATAGCTGCAGCTGCAGTCGGTGCCCAGTGGTATGCCATCCAGTTCGCTATCTGCTTATTGATTTCCCGGGAATGCGAATTCGTCACTGAGTTTCTCTTATTGTAAGAGGTTTCAACCTCTTCAATGTCAGTGATCAGTGTTGGCGTAGAAGTAAACTCATCCAAGTCATACTCCCCGGTCGTATCCGTTCTCTGTCCCGGAGTGGCCGGTAGGGAGGATCGATTACGCTCCACAGTTGGAAGCGCACCTGCCTGTGGGAGGTGAACCGTCTTATTATTAACCCAGGCATCATCACTGATAGACTGTGCCATGAATGAGTCTTCAGGGAATAGCTTCTCAGCTATGTCCATTGCCCATATTTGTGTTTGAATAGCCATTTAATTTCGTTTTGTTTTGTTAAATGTGTGTGCTGTGTCTGCTATTCAATTGCTACTTGGCTGGCTCGGGCTTATACTCCGCTGCCAGTTTATTGTATCGCTCCGGATCGTCCATCCGGATCTTGTTCAGTTTCTTAGGGTTGTGCAGGCTGAGATACGCGAAGGTTTCTTTCTCCTCTTCTTCAGCTGCAGCTCCTTTGTTTTTGCTGAGCTTGCGGTTTTGCTCCAGTACACCTTTCAATGTCTCTGTCTTCTCACCTCCAGCTTCGCCACCTTCATCCTTGCGTACGCTGAGCTTCAATAGCTCCGAGGTGTTCTCGAAGTCCTTCATCGCGAGCTTGCGATATCGGTCCTCATTCTGGTCATTGACCACGCCGAGTTCCTTTCCATTGTCAATGAGGAGGTCAACCTTGGCACTGAGTGCATTCTTGGTTTCATCCTTCAATGAGGTGATGGCGTTGACTGCATCCGTGATAGATGCGTCGGCGCTCAATTGCAATACTTGAGTGATCTCAGCAGGGATAGAATTCTTGTTGTCCATATTATTGGCATTTAATTTTGTGACCATTGGAATGACATCATCGAGGGTTTTACCAGGGGCTAGATTCAATCTTGTAGAACCTGCATCACCCGGTGTATTCACCAGCGAGACTTCGAGTAATTCCCACTCTGTGACAGTAGCTCGTGTCTGCCCTTGAACCATCAGCTGAGGGTCGTCGCTTACTGAAATGGGATTGTGATAAATGGAGCAGGCATTGAGGAACTTATTCTCGTACTTCTTCTTGCACTTTAGCGCAAAGTCATCGTCCTCATCGAAGACGGGTACTCCTGTCAGCTTGCCTCCCTCCAGGCGGATGTCCTCAATTCTTCCAATGGGAAGTTTGTGGCCATCATGGTTCCATAGGAGAGTTGGGTTATTGTGGTAGTACTCTAGCTTGCCACCTTCCGGAAGCACGCGATATCCGTACCTATTAACCATTCCCGATGTCAATGTCAGTCGATCCATTAATTGAAATTGTAATCCAAAGATGGACGGGAAATTTGCTGTGGGCAAATGCAATAATTTGGCTGATGACTCTGACAATCATAATGATACGTGTACGCATCACTGTAATATTTCTTTTTTCCGCGCCTTGTTTTAAGCTCCATTTTTGAAGTATGGAAAAGAAAGATGCGGCACGATCGCTATACATGGATGGGTTCACACAGAAGGACATTGCCGGCATGTTTCGGCTGGCTGAGAACACCATCTCCCGCTGGTCTCAGGAAGGCGGCTGGAAAGAACGCAAGGTCAGTGTGGACCTACTACAAGACAACTCGACTCAACACATCTTAGAGCTGATACACTACACCACTTCGGTATTGAAGCGACGTAAGGACAACTGGCTGGATGAGGATCCGAACACGGTCAAGCTCCTCGACAAGGGTGATATCGATGCCCTTCAGAAGCTGTGGACTACGATACGGAAGGACAGTAGGAAGTTCTCAGACTATGCTTATGTGCTGAAGGAATTCGGTGAGTTCCTGATGGATAGAGATCTGGAGCTGGCCAAGAAATGGCAAGCTCATGCGAACCTCTTTCTGAATGAGAAGCGAAAAGTACTATGAGGAATTGGACACATGCTGACAAGCGAGCTCACCAGGAATGGGAAGACTTGTGCAATCAGATCAAGCGATCGACTGAGGATACGGTTACCGAGACGCCATCGGAGCAGAAGGAGCGGAAGGAAATGCTTAAGAATGACTTCGTTAAGTTCTGCCGGCACTACTTCGGTAGTCACTATATGGACTCTGACTTTGCCTGGTTTCATAAGAAGGCGGCGAAGGAGATCACAGCTGATCCTAAGATCTTCGGCATACTCGAATGGCCGAGGGAGCATGCTAAGTCTGTGTTCGTTAATGTAATGGTGCCGATGTGGCTGTATGCCCGCGGGGAGATCACCGGTATGGTGGTCGTGAGTGCTAATCAGGATAAAGCTCAGATGCTACTGTCTGACTTGCAAGCTGAATTTGTCAGCAATCAGCGATGGATCAAAGACTATGGCGAACTGGCCAAGTATGGTGACTGGAGTGAGGGTAAGTTTGCCACGACAGACGGATTTGGATTCTGGGCGCTGGGACGAGGACAGTCTCCGCGTGGGATCCGGAAGGCCGCCAATCGACCGAATTACGGGGTGATCGATGACATCGATGATAAGGTGATCGTGAAGAATGAGAAGCGCGTCCGGGAGACGATCGACTGGATACTGGAAGACTTGTACGGGGCACTATCAATCAAAGGAGCGCGGCTGCTGATCGCCGGTAACCGCATCCATAAGAATTCTATCCTGGCTAATCTGGTCGGTGACATTGAACCAGAGGATCCCAAGCATGAAGGGCGCTATCACTTGAAGGTGTATGCCATTGAGACCAAGTGGCACAATAAGGCCAGTGCGGACAATGGACAGCCTGCCTGGAAGGAGCGCTATACCCTGGAAGAGCTGACCGATAAGATGGAGAAGATGGGCTATCGAGCAGCCCGGAGAGAGTACTTCCACGAGCATATGGAGGAAGGTATTGTATTCAAGATTGAGTGGATACAGTGGGTGAAGACTATACATGACAAGAAGTACGATGCGGTGGAGGTCTATTGCGACCCCTCATTCAAGCATAGTAAAGACGCAGATTATAAGGCTATTGTGGTGGTGGGCAAGCATAAGAAGTATCTCGATGTGCTGTATGCATGGGTTCGGAAGTCCAGTGTGAAGAGCATGGTGCATGTTTTCTATGATCTGTACGATCGATTCGAGAATAAGGCTCGATACTATATCGAGGCGAATATGCTGCAGGATCTTCTCCTGGACGAATTCGATACCGAAGCTGATCAGCGGGAATATCATATGCCGATCCGGGGCGATAAGCGGAAGAAGCCGGATAAGTTTACGCGCATTGAGAATCTCACTCCGCTATTCGAGCGCGGGCTGGTACGCTTCAATGAGGAGGAACGCAAGAACCCTGATATGCAGATGCTGATTCAGCAGATCCTCGGATTTCCATTCGCTCATGATGATGGTCCGGATGCCCTGGAGGGAGCCATCTATCACCTGCAGAAGATCAGACGTGCCGGAAAGGCATTCAAACCCCGTATGGGCAAGTATAGAAGAACTACTAAAAGACATTAAGTATGGCATTCATCACAGACAATGACTACCTGGTCAATATCCGGAATAATAATCTCCAGATGATTATCGAGAGCAACACTCAAGTACTTCGCGATGCGGAGTC